AGCAAATACTAACACCCGTATTGATAATGCGATTGCTGGTACAGGCGGTGTATCTAATACATATCTACAGTCATTTATTGCTAATACAAACAATAGAATTACAAATGAAGGTATTCTAAATGGTATCATAGGTGGTAGTAATATTCAACTATCTTACAGTAATAATAAACTAATGATATTGGCTGTACCTCAAATTGATAATGGTTTCATATCAAACGACTTTGGAAGTCTAACCGATAGCGTTGAAGAAACAAGAGACTTTGGTGATATCAGTGGGCGTAACGTATAATTCATCTTTATAAATATATAAAATAAAAAAGAAAAAGAGTTTAGGCTATGGCAACACAAATGAAATTACGGAGGGGCACGGCGAATCAGCATTCGACGTTTGCTGGTGCCCTTGGTGAAGTCACAATGGATACTACTCATACGACGATTCGTGTACATGACGGATCATCGAATGGTGGTGTTCGTCTTGCTCGCTATGACGAATTAGGTGCTGCTGGTGGCGGTGCTAATACTGGTATGGAACTTCCTCTAGGGACTCCAACTGATGGGAGTTTAACCACAGACGGGGCATATCAAAGTTTTACCTCAGAAACTAAAGCTACTGATGCCATTGATATTCTAAACGAAGTCATCGAAAACGTTCGAAATGATACCTTCGTCAAGTCAGTTTCTTTCGTTGCAGACCAAACATCTGGTGGTGCTGGTCTAACCGTACAGCTTACGATCACTGCTGTTGGTAATGCTAACCAGTATGTAATCAATTGGGGTGATGGCACAGGTAACACAACTACGTCAAGCACAACTCCAAGTCATACATACAGCACAAATACAGATTCACCATTTACAGTTCAGGTCACTGCTAGTAACACTAGTGGTTCTGGTGAGGGTAGTTCAGCATCTTCTACTCGTACTGATTATATTGTAATTTCCACTGCTAATCCTGTTGTCGGATTTGCTGCTTATGCTGCAGCATCTGGTGGTTCATCAATCACGCAGTGGGACGATGGTGCAACAGTATACTTTGAGAACACCACAACAAATATCGGAAGCGCAACTATCCAGTTCACATGGGATTGGGGTGATGGTTCATCAGACGATGTAGTCACCAACAACTCAGATGCAGGTGGTTCAGCTGGCTCTCGTATCTCTCATATATTTGCTGCTAACACAGAGTCTGAAATGTCTCGTGTTGTAAAACTAACACTTGACTCTCACAACACTGCCGACCCATCAGTTATTCCAGCGAATACGACTAGCACATTTAAGATTTATGATACACATACACCAAGCGTTACGCTCAGTAGTAATACTGGTATCAATGAAGAAAGCAGTTCAGGTCACGCTGTCACGTTTACCAATACCACAGAGAATACGATTGGTTCACACGCAGCGTTCGGTATTCAATACCTATACACATTCGGTGATGGTAACACACAGACCGTTAATGTTGGTTCAGGTGCTGATGGTGATACTGGTGGAACGATTGCACACACTTATACGTTATCTGGTTCAGATCAGGCAGCAGGCACACCACAAGATTACACTGGTACTCTACAGGTCACAAGCGATCATGCGTCAAGTCCATTTACCAGCACGTCATTCACAATTCACGTTGAGCCAGATGTAAGAGCAAATCTATCAGGTACAGCAGTCACAACATCTGATGCCAGTGGCGACAACACCCTATCAATCTATGACTTCACTGACTTGACTGGTGCCAATCGTGCGTTAGTTAGAATGACCAATACTTCACAGAACGGTGACTTGTATGGTTATGCGTGGGGTGATGGTGATGTAAATGCTGCTATCAGTGAAGATGGTTCATCTCCTGGTACAATCGGTGCAACAATCGACCATGATTATGCTGGTGAAAGCACAGGCAACTATGCTGTCGTTCTTACTGCTAATGGCACACCAGACCTTACATATCAGACTGATACAGAGACAGTCACGTTTGCTTTGAAAGCAGTTCCATCTGCACCTGCTAATCTCAGCACAAAATCTATCACTTTGAGTACAAGTTCTGTCGGTTCATATCCAAGACTTGCTTCTGGTTTCTCAGACAACAGTTCGACTAATCCATTGTCTGCTGGTGCTGATTTGAATACTACAACAGCAAGACGGTATACTAGTGGTACATTTTCTACTAGCACCGCCACAAACGCTTATAACGGCGCTTCAGGCACCGTTTCAGCGAGTGTTAATGGAAGCGATGATGGTGTAAAGGCATTCAGCACAACAAGTGGTGAAACAGGTACATTTACGAGTCTTGTCGTTTCAAGTCAAGTAGATTATCATTCAGTGGATGGTAGTTATCCTTCAAACTTCTATCAGGTGTTCAGTGCAAATATCAGCAAAGCACTCTCTGGTTTAAGCACTGGTGTGAGTGACTTTAGATTACGTCATACAGCAACTGGTGATACAAACTATGTTTCTATTCTAAAGGATAACTTGACTGCTACTGCTTCATTTGCAGCTGCCGGCACACTTGCTGAAGGTACTGGTGGTAGCAAACGATATATCTCCGGTATTCCTTATTACAACACGGGTTCACCAACACTTACCTTGTCTGGAGCAACGGTAAATGATCTTGTTGGTCAAGCCTACACTAACCAATCAAATATTGTAGAAATCGATACTGATACTAATGAAGAAGGCACATCATCTTCTGCATTTAGTAGCCAAGATTATTCTTACTCAGATATCGATGGTGCATCATCAATGCTATCAAGTGGAACTCCAATCGTCAACACAGGTGTTGGTTCTGCTTATGCAATTGGTGCGCTCACTATTCCACTTACAAGTTCAAGTGTAAGAACCATTGACACCGCTAAGATAAGAGTAAAGAACGTCAATGGCACAAGTTCCTACACTTCAATCCCAGGCAAGATTCAGGTACATACCGCCGGGCAATCTGGTATTATTGAGCAGGCTATTCCTGTTGCTGATTCGCTAGGGTCAACACATGACGATGATGGTGTTCGTGTATTTAACTTCAGTGGTGATACAACAGACACACCATCTTTCACCGGTTCAACAAACTTCTACACAAACAGTCTATACAGCGAATCGAGTGATCCAGGTGTATCTGGTACAAAAGAAGCAACGATTCGTTTGGGTGTATTAAAACACGACGTTACCAACTATAGTTCTGGATATCTACCTGTTGGTCCAGATCGTAGTGGTGACACTGGCACACAATATTTTACGTTTGCCTTCCGTAGAGTTGCGGTTGCTAACTTCGATCTAAGCATTACCAGTACATCTGGTATCTCAGGTTGTTGGATTGCTGCTCCTGGTTCTGGCACAGATACTTCAAGTGGACTAAACGGTTGGTTGGATACAAGCGCCACATATGCTGGTGCAGGTGTTCCTGGTAGTGATACAGGGAATGGCGGTAACGGTTCTGATGGTTGTGCATTTACTCCAGGTGATAGAATCTCAACAGGTACAAGTCTAAGCGGGTCGTTTACCCTAACACTAGGAAGCGAAAACATGTCCAATTCTACAGGTAACGTGGTCTTGGTTAGAATTGCTCTAGCGAGCGGTGAATCAGTAACAGCACTAAGCGTAGGAGTCGCAAGTTAAATGGCCATCTCCGACGCACAAAAGTTAGACTACCTATTCAAAAAGATTGGATATGGTCTAGCAAAGACAGATACGAATGCTAACAAGAAAGCACCAAACGAATCAATCGCAAGCCCATTGCTGCTTCGTGGTGACCGTGTTTGGAAAAACTCTGGTTCTATTCCTTCAGTCATGCCAGGATCATCGTCTGGTGTCGTCACAGTATATCCAACATCTGCTCCAGTTGAGTGTACTGCTGATGGTACAGCAACAGCGAACAGAACATGGAAAACTGGTTCAACAGACTGGATTCCTACAGAGATCGGTGCAACATATGGTGTGAAAGTTTATATACATACCAGTAGTGATGCAAGTGGTGCAAGTGGTGGTGATCAAGTTTTTGGTGTTGGCTCTGGCAACAATGACGAATGGTTCTTTGATTATCAGAGTGGTGTCCTACATTTTATTGGTGATAATTTACCAAATGGTATTGACTTCACTGGTAAATCAGTATATATTAGTGGGGCTAGGTATACTGGCTCTTTTGGTGTTGGCGGCGGGGCTGCTAATAACTTTAACCAAACATTTACTGGTAACACTTCAATCACCAATCTTATTCTATCAACCGTTCTTGGTGTAGAGCAAGGTGGTACAGGAGTTTCATCTCTTACTGAAAACGCTGTACTGTATGGTGCTAATACAACAACAATGGGATTTGCTACAGGTGCTAATACTCATGTACTACAGATAGCAAATAATGTACCTGTTTTTGCGGAGGTCACAGTAGGTTCATTAGACGGCGGAGAGTTTTGATAAAATGGATGACAAGAAGTTAGAAGTTATTAATAAGTATATTGATAAGCAACAAGAATATATCAATGACTTACTTAAAAAAAATTTAATATTAGAATCGCAAAATGCCTATCTAAATGAGAGAGTGAAGGAATTAGAAAAACTAAATAAGCAGAACGAGGATAATACAGAATTCCTCGAATCAAGAATTGCAAAGAAGTCAAGTAAGCCTAAGGGCTTTACGGATATAATCGGCGGCTTTTTTGGCAGTAAAAGTGAATATGATGGTGAATTATACGATATGAGTCCGGTTGAAAATATTAATGATGAGGTTTATCCTCATTCAATCAAAGAGGATAAACCAAAAATAGACCCATCAGGGAAACATGTTATCCGAGGTGGACTTCCACCTAAACCTAAAGTCAAATAAATTTTAAATATCCTATAGGAGAATTTTAAAGATGTCTTCAGTAATTAAACTTAAACGGTCCAGTACTGGCGGTGCAGTTCCAGCGGCTGGTGACCTAGAGGTAGGTGAGGTTGCGATTAACCTTGCAGACCGCGTAATCTATTCTAAGCAATCTGGTGGTGCAGTTGTCCGTATCGGTGAAGCAGCCCTAGGTAATACAAACGCATCTATTGCTGCACAAGCTACTCGTATTGGTCTTGTCAACACTAATTTGACTGGAACTAATACAGCTTTACGTACCTTGATCTCAACAAATGCTAGTGATATCACAACGCAAACAGCTCGTATCGGTCTTGTCAATACTAATTTGACCGAAACTAATACAGCATTGCGTGCATTGATCTCAACAAATGCTACTGATATTTCTACTAATGCTAGTGATATCTCAACACAAACAGCTCGTATTAATCTTGTCAACACTAATTTGACTGAAACTAATACTGCTTTACGTTCCTTGATCACTTCTGCAACTGGCTCTGGTACACAAGCTCTTGACGACGTTCAGCAAACCAACACTGCAATCCGCGGTTTGGTCAGCGACGAAGCTGCTCGTATTACCCTTGTCAACTCAAACTTGACTGATACTAATACTGCATTGCGCACATTGATTTCAACAAATGCAAGTGATATCACCAGCGAAGCTACTCGTATTGGTCTTGTCAACACTAATTTGACTGGAACTAATACAGCATTGCGCACATTGATCTCAACAAATGCTACTGATATTGCTACTAATGCAAGTGATATCAGCGACGAAGCTGCTCGTATTACTCTTGTTAATACAAACTTGACTAATACTAACACTGCAATCCGTGGTGTAATCAGTAATGTTGACGATTACCATAAAGCTGCTCTTGCAAACACCAACTCAGCTATTGATGGTCTAAGCACATCACTCTCAGGTAGCTATCTAACTGTTGCTGATCCAGCATCAACTGGTCACTTTAATCACACAGGTCGTGCATCTATCAGCACAAACTTACAAGTTGCTGGTAACACAACAATTAGTGGTAACTTGACAGTTGAAGGTGATGTAACATACATCTCAACAACTAACATCGAAGTCAATGATCCATTAATGAAACTTGCTGCTAACAACACTATCTCAGACGTTGTTGACACTGGTTTCTTTGCTCTCTATGACAATAGCGGTACAACCAACTATGCTGGTTTGTTCCGTGATGCCACAGACGGTGTCTTCAAGTTGTTCAAAGACTCTGAAGCAGCACCAACAACAACAGTTGATGTAAGTGCTACAGGTTATGCACTTGCTCAGTTAGATGCAATCGTAGATGGCGGTTCTTTCTAATCTAGGTAGATAAAACGTTGGGAGGGCTTCGGCTCTCCCAACACCTACTAAAGAAAAGAAAGGAGTTAAAATATGGCATCTATTATTAAACTAAAAAGATCGAGTACTGCTGGTGCTATTCCTTCGCTTTCTGATATTGCAGAAGGTGAATTGGCTCTTAACACACAAGATCAAAAATTATATTCAGCAAATAGTACTGCTGTTTTCCAAGTTCACACTGATGGTGTGAAAGCTGTATCTGTTACTGAAAAAGCTGTTGAAGATTTAACTCCAAGTGATACAGTTATTACAAGTATTAGTGCTTTTGCTAACTCTGTTGTGGACAATAGCCTTTTATCTCAAAAAGTAGATATTAGTGTACATAATGCTGCTCTTGCTAACACCAATGCTTACATTGCTGCTGAAGCTGCGTTAGCTGACGGTGGTTCATACTAATATAGGAGATAAAAATGGCATCTATTCTTAAACTAAAAAGATCCAATACAGCAGGTGCTACTCCTTCACTAGTAGAAGGTGAGTTGGCAATTAACATCAAAGATGAACAGTTATTCAATGCCAACTCATCTACTACTTTTGCTTTCCGTGATCCTAATTCTAATAGATTAGGAAAAACGACAGGTGAGTTTGGGGAAAGACAATTAACTCAAACTGTTGTTACATCTGTTAATTACTATGCTAACGCTACGGCTTTCGTTGGCGGAACTGTATGGAATCAAAAACTTGAGCCTGCAGCTTTTAATTCTGCACTTGCAAATACCAATGCTTATATTGCATCTGCATTTGGTACACGAGACGGTGGCTCTTTCTAATATTATAAATAAATATTGAGCAAAGTCTATATAGACTTTAATATGGGAGGTGGGGGATTTGATCCCCCACTCTTCTCTATTCCTACATAGGAGTTATTATTATGGCATCTGTTATTAAGATTAAACGGACAAGTGTGTCCGGTAATGAACCTACTACCGGAAATTTGTCGACTGGTGAATTAGCCTTAAATATACCTGATAAAAGACTATACACATCTAACGCTACAGCAATTCTAGAAATTGGATCTAATCCTTCTACACTGTCTGTAAATAGCGCTTACTCTTTCCCACATGCTGATGGTTCTACTGGCCAAGTCTTAAAGACTGATGGTAACGGTAACCTTTCATTTAGCACTCTTGCCAGTAGCAGTACATATACAACTACCGTAGCCAGCGGCAATACAGCCAGCGCCGGTATTGTAGAAAGTTTGGGGAGTCTCTCTCCAGATGATGCAGTTGTAGCTAATCCTATTGGTCACATTGTAATGAATATTAATGGGGTAGACTATAAACTTCCATATATGTCTGCAGTAGCTAATACTTCTGCTGAAGTTTCGTCGGGTGATATTACTGCTTATTCAGGTAACACAGCAGTTTTAAATTCACAATCATTAGGTTCATTGACAACGGGAGATTCGTTGATAGCGAATCCAGACGGTCATTTGGTGATAAACGTGGGTGGTGTAGATTACAAACTACCATTTTTCATATAATAATTATT